TTCCTTTGGAGCGAGGCTGACGCCCGCCAAGACGAAAAGGACAAAAAGCGCCGGAAAGACACGCTGTCTGTGGGGAGACAGGATATTTGAGAAATGCGGGATAGGGCGGGATGAGAGGGGAGACGGCGGGAAAACCCTTGAAATACGCGGGAAACGGCGACTTCCAGCGCGGGACGGAGGCGCGAATTATCAACAATCTTGAGATGAGGATGCGTCGGCGGCGGTCGGCGCTTTTTTCACGCCCACGAGGCCGCACAACGGCGGCGGCGCGGCGAGGCGCACACATACGCAGAATACAAAAAAGCCCCGGAAACGCCCGTATAACGGCATTTCTGAGGCTTTTAGATGGTATGAGCCGCTCGGCCCTGTCCCGGAAGTCACAGCAGCAGACCAAGAGGACGAGAGCTTCGCGGCTCATGCTGCTATTGTAGCAGACGCGGCGGCAGATTGCAAGAGGGGCAAGCGTGCTAACGGAGCGTTAGAGCGTGCGAGTTTTGGGGAAAACGGGGCTTTTCGGCGCGGATCGGCGGGGATTAGGGCGTGCGCTGGCCGTGCGAGGCGTGCGCGGCGGGGCGGCGAAGCGGGGCAAAACAGGCGGCGAGCAATGGGACAAATCTGCAAAACCGATGGGACTGTGTCCCATTGCCCTGTTTTCAAGGGTTTTCGGGCTTTCGACCCTCGTTTTTCGCCGCTTCATCAATGGGACAGAAAACAGATTTACAACTAAATCAAAACAGCGCAAAAAATCAAGCGGTTCCACCTTGGGCTTCAGCGTCCTCGGCGGGGCCGCTTTTTGTTGCGGAGCTGCCGTTGTGATACGTCCAGTAAATAGACTCTTTTTTCCGTTCGACGTGCTTTCGATATTTGAGATGAACGAGGTCAAAAATGTCCTCCCGCTGCTCCTCCGGCAGGAGGCGATACATGGCGATCAGATCGGCCTCCTCGCCCTCCAGCGGCGAGCCGTCGCAGATCAAACCCGCCGTCTTCTGATGGGCGAAGAGGTCGTCGCTCGCTTTTGCGGGGGACGGTTCAATTTCGAGTAAGTAGTCGGCGGACACCTCGAAAATTCGGGCAAGCGAAGCAAGCGCATTATACCCCGGCTTGCTTTTCCCAGTCTCCCAATCGCCGACGTTTCCGGGAGAAACGCCAACTTCTTTCGCAAGCTGGCCTTGGGTAAGGTTCTTTTCAGAGCGTAGTTTTTTTAGTAGGGCACTGAACACAAAAATACCTCCTCGAAATTGCGGGTAATTCACACGCAAAACTATTGACAAACTCGTAAATGCGAGCTATACTAAGTGCGAAAAGTGGTTTATGAATAAAGCAAAATAAATCATAGCACACCCCGACCGAAAAGGAAATAGCAAATCGGCGAACGGTAGAGTAAAAGCGAGCGGCGAGGGTCTTCCCCCCTTACTTCAATTCATTCCCGGCGTTACAAATTGGGCAAAGCACCACACGGCGGACGCCTCGCCGCCGTATGGGAGTACCGCAAGAGCAGCACCGATGCTTCGAAAGTTTACAAACCGAAGCATAGCGAAAGAAGTCGAGAGAGCTTGCGCGGTTGGAATCGGCAGGTGTTGGCGCACCGCAGATCCTTTTAGAGGAAGTCGTTCTGATTCTCATTTCTCAGCGACCCTCGCCGTTCACTTTTACTCTACCACAAACGCCGAGAAAAGGAAAGGAGGCAGATCATGAGACGCGGCAAGAAGCCCACCCGCAAGCAGAAGATCCGGCTCGGGCAAGCGGGCCTCGCCCCGGAGAACTGGCTGGTCGTGAAGCAGAAGGCAAACGGCGAGCTAATCATTCTGAACAAGTACCACGACACGATCCGCGTCATCCCGCCACTGGCCGGATGAGCTTTGCAGGAAGGAGCAGCAGCATGAAGGAGCAACCGCACATCTGCCCGCTGTGTGGGCGAGCATACGACGAGCCGCCCGCGCTGTCGCGAGCGGACAACCAGACGGACATCTGCCCGAGGTGCGGCATGATGGAGGCACTGGCGGCCATGCCGAGGCGGGAAACGCCACAGGATCGGACGCGGCGGGCCGTGTACGCCACGGGCAACCGCTGGGCGATCGAGAACTTTGAAGCGACCCACCACTAAGCCGAAACGCCCGGAAGGGCGTCACCGGGAACTGCCCCACCCGGTCTGAAGATGGCAGGGCAGAAAGGAATGACGGCAGCATGAGAAAGATCAAGAAGATCAACGGCTTCCTCGTGGTCAAGTTCAACGACCGCGAGAAGCGCGAGTACGAGGGCACGGCCCTCGGAGAGTACGGCGTGATCGACGCGGAGGTCTACACGGGCAATCTGGACATCGACCGGGGCGCGATGGAGTACGACGACGCGGACACGCTGGAGGTGGCCGTGGAGCTGGCACGGGGGCTGGAGTCCGAGGAGGACATCACGGACGAGCCGCCCACCTACACCGCCGCCGTGGAAACGAATGAGAGCTATACCGAGGAGGCGGTGGAGCCCGCCGCCCTGATCGAGGGCTGGACGCGCCGCCTTGCCACGCAGGTCAAGAGCAAGCACTACCCCGACACCGACCCGCGCACCGCCGCGCACGAGCTTTACGGCTTCAAGATGGCGCTGCATCAGATCGGCTTCCTGCCGGAGAGTGAGGTCATCACCGACCCGGACACCTTCGGCGCGGGACGGCTGGACGGCCCCATGCCGCGCAACCCCGAAGAGCTGCTGGCGTTCGTGTGCGACGAGCGGTGCAAGAACCGGGCCGGACACACGCAGGAGGAGCTGGACGCCATTTGCGCGAAGTGCCCGCTGGGACAGCTCTACGAGGACGCGGAGGCACAAGACCTGCGCATCCGGGAGCGGAGCGAGCGAGCGCTGCGGGAGCACATCGAGGGCGTGAGGCACGCTGAGGACAACCTGACCGCCCTGCTTGGCGGGCATGAGGCGCTGGCCTACCTTGCGGCGCTGCGGGACGGACAGATCCTGCAGGAGAACGAGTGCGAGCACTATGCGGCGCAGATCGCCGAGGCGGGCGCAGCGTGGGAGACGGTGCTGGAGGGCGTGAGCTTTGAAGACCTCTCCCGGCTGCGGCACCTGCTGCGGGAGGTGGACGAATACACCAAGGACGGCGGCGAGCTGTTCAACGGCTTCCAGCACGAGACAGAGCGCATCCCGGCGCATCGGCTGGAGGAGCTCCACCAGCTCGGGACGGCGCTTCTCGGCGAGTGCCCGGAGAACGACTGCACGATCTACCGCAACGTGTTCCGCATGGCGGTCGACGTCGACGGGCAGATGGGCAAGCTGACGGGCCACGCGAGGGAGACGATGCAGCGGGAGTATGAGCGGCTGCTCCGGGAGTTGAACCGCCTCTACACCATGAACCACGCGGTGAAGAAGTACCGGGAGGCGCAGCATGACAGGACTTGAACTACTCAAGGCCCCGGAGGCCACGGCGGGCGAGATCGCGGACATCATCTCCGCACCGTGCCCGCCCATCATCCCCGCCCACTGTGACGGCGTGAGCTGCCGCGCGTGCTGGCTGGCATGGCTGACAGGCGAGCCACTCAAAGGGAAAGAGCCGCCCGACAAGCGGACGGCTCCGGATGATGCTCCCGCCTACTACCATCCTCCAGTGAAAGCAATCCGAGAGGCGGCGGAGAGGATCAGGGAGGGGCGCATGGAGTACGCAGCAGAAGCGCTCACTCGCCGCTCCGCTCCAGAAGAGCCTCGACAGCCTTGAAGGCGTAGGCCCTTGCGACTACTGACGCCGCATAATAAGTTTCCCGGCAGACGGCAACAATCGCCGCCTTCTGGGCCTCGGTGAACCCAGCGTCAACGTGCTCGCCAGAGTCGAGAATGGCAGAGCGAAGACGCTCGCCGAGAATAGACCAGTCAACGTCGCGGCTCTTGTCGACCTCGTCGAGTACACGCTCGACGGCATCAAGGGCAGCATCAGCCATAGACAACACCCCCTCCCCGGGCAGCGGCCCAGCTCCATTATACACGATCGGGAGGGCAAAGGAAAGGAGCAGCAGAATGTTCAGCACAGAAGACCTCAAGACCGCGATCGGCGCGACTGTCATCGCACGGCGAAACGCGGCGGCGCGGCTGCGGGAGGCGGGCAACCCCCGCGACCCGTTCCGGGCGCTGCCGGGGATGGAGCAGCAATTCTTTGAAGCGGCGCAGAGCGTGCGCAGCTACGACCTCGTTCTCAACTTACTTGAGAGAGAAGTGAAGCGGGAGGCGCGAAAGCGTGCGGGGCGCACGGCGCAAAGCGCGGCGGCGTTCATCATCACGGCGGGGCTCATCATCCTCGCGACGCTTGGCTTCGCGGCGGCGCTGCTGCTGATGCGCTGCCCTGTCCCCGCCGTGAGCGTCACCGCGTTCATAGGCGTGGCAGTCTCGCTGGGCTGGGCGGTCATTCGGAAGTAAGTCTAAGAACGATGGGAAAGGAGGGCAAGCGATGAGAGGCCCGAAGAAACGGCTGACGCCGTTCGGGAAGATGGTGGTGAAGGCGCTGGCTGACCGGGACATGAGCCGGGCGGAGCTGGCGGCCACGGTGGGCACAAGCCCGCAGTACATGAGCTACATCCTGAACGGAACACGCTCCGGCGAGAAGTACCTCCCGGCGATCATCGCCACCCTCGCGCTCGACCCGAAGAAGGCGGAGCGGGCGATCGCGGCATGACGCACGGAAGGGAGGGAACGGAGTGCCGGACGTATTCATCACGCTGGAGGAGGCAGCGGCTTTTGAAGGTATCACTTACGAGGCCATGAAGAAGCGCGTTCAAAGAAGCCCCGAACAGCATAACGTAAAGTCACAGGCCCGGGAGGGCGGCGGCAAGGATCAGGTGTTGATCTCGACAAGCTCCCTCTCGGCAAAGGCGCGGAAGGCATGGCGAGCCGCGCAGAAGGTGGAAGGGAGTGAGGTCATCATAGACAAGAGAGCGCAGGAGGCCGTGCCGTGGTACGTCACCGCCGACCTGAACCAGTACACGGAGGCGAACAAGAAGCGCTTCTATGAGGCGGTAGAGCTGGCGGCACGGGTGCAAGACTTCATCGACTATGACGGCCCTGACCGCACGGGCTACGCTGAGCGGTACGCGCTGGGGCTGGGGATCAGCCCGCAGAGCCTGTACCGCTACATGAAGAACGTGCTGGAGGCGAACGCATGGGCGCTGAAGCTGGAGAAGGAAGACGGCAAGAGCCGGGACTACTTCCGGGCGCTGGCGCTGTGCCGGAAGCCAAAGGAGACGGGTACGTTCCCGAGCTTGACGGACGAGCAGAAGGCGATCATTGAGAACATCTGGTTCGACAAGCGGTTCGCGGCGAACCTCGGCACGATCGAGATGCTCTATGAACGGTTTGAGCTGGAGGCGGAGCGGCGGGAGTGGGAGGAGTATCCTTCCATCAAGACGGTGGCCCGGTATATCAAGTTCCTCATGGGACAGCGGGGTGCGGAGTCTGCCCGGTTCCTCGCCGCCAATGGGACGCGGGAGTGGAAGAACAAGCGGATGATGAAGGGCAAGCGCGACGCGACGAGCCTTCAAGTCATGGAGTATGTCGTCGGCGACGAGCACACCTTCGACTTTTGGGTGCAGTGGACGGCCCCGAACGGCAAGATCAAGGCCGTGCGCCCGAAGCTGGTTGCGTGGCTGGATATGCGCTCCCGCGCTATCATCGGCGATGTAGCGTGCGTCAACGCCAATTCGCAGACGCTGAAGGAGTCGCTGGTCAAAATGATCTACAGCAATCCGGGCGGCGTTCCCCACATCCTGCACGTCGACAACGGCAAGGATTATACTGCCAAGGCCATGACCGGACAGAACCGCAAGCACCGCAAAATCGACCTTGACTTCGCATTTGACTCGGAAACGGTCGGCTTCTATCAGAGCATCGGCATCCAAGAGGTCGGACGCTCGCTGCCGTATCAGCCTTGGGACAAACCGATCGAACGCTTCTTCTCCACGGTCTGCTCGAAATTCTCCAAGTGGTTTGAGAGCTACACGGGCACGCTGACAGGCTCGAAGACCTACGCCAAGCGGCAGAAGGACATCGACCAGATGCTGGAGCGCGGGGAGCTGCTGACGATGGAGGAGTTCTTCGAAGTCTGGACGGAGTGGAAGAACACCAAGTATCACACCCGCAAGCATCGCGGCCTGAGCGACGCGGGCGAGAAATGGGTTACGCCGATCGAGATGTTCGAGAACGGCCCGCGCTATGAAAAGGCAGCTCCACCCCGAGAGTACGCGGCGATGCTGCTGATGAAGGCGGCGACCGCCCGCGTTACAAACCAAGGCATCAACAAGTTCGGCACACTCTACACGGACACGGAGCTCGCCTACTACGTCAATCAGAAAGTCAACATCAAGTGGGACATCGACGATGTCACCAAGCTCTATGTGTACGACATGGACGGCAAGAAGATCTGTGAGGCGGTGTCTGCCGAGCTGCTCGCCTTCGGCCCGCATTGTTCTCAGGCAGCGCTGGAGAAGCACCTGCGCGATCAGAAACGAAACGAGCGCGAGGTCAGAGAGTATCTGGAGGAGCGAGTCCGCCCCTACGAGCTGCGGCTTGAGGACGGTGCAAGGCCCTCGGATGCAGTGGGCATGATCGACCTGACCATCAAGGCCACGCCGAGCCAGAAGCTGGTCTCCCTGCCAAAGGACAGAATGTTCCGCTCGGAACAGGCAAGCAAGGCGAGCCGGAAGAAGGTCACGGACGACACCTTCCTCAACGCCAAAGGCGACAAGGCGCTCTCCCTTTTGAGAGCGATGAACGAATAATAACGGAGGTACATCATGGAAGTTACAGCAGCGGAGCGCACCGCACTCTTTACCAACATCAGCCCCCTCGCACAGCGTATCGACAGATACATCCGCACGACGCCCTCAAGCGTCGCGGCGGTCGCCAGAGAGATCGGCTACAGCCGCACCACCCTCTCCCGGTATCTCGCGGGCAAGTATGACAGCAACCCGAACGACCTTGAGAGCAAGCTGACGGACTTCCTCACCCGGCAGACGGGCGAGGCGGTCGACCTGACGACGCCGCTGGCAGAGCCGGAGGGCAAGACATGGAAGACGCCCACGTTCTTCGAGAGCCGGGACGCGAAGGCCGTGCTCGGCGTATGCCAGAGCTGTCAGGAGTACATCGGTCTCGGCATCGTGGTCGCCCGTAGCGGCTACGGCAAGACCTACGCCCTGCGGCAGTACGCAAAGCTCTCCCGCGTGGCCTACATCGAGTGCGACGACACCATGAGCAGCCGCGACCTTGTGGAAGCGATCGAGC